GTCTGGTTTCTTAATGGTGATCTTGTAAGAGTCCATCACCTAAATAAGTCAAATGGAATAATGTCTGTTTATAATATTATTCAAGACAGAATCGAAAGCTGTCTTATTAGTGATTTTAAGAAAAATCGTGAACGTGCTTTTACTGTAGGAGAAACAGCTGCCTTGGTAAATAGACACAAAAAGTATATGCCATCACTCATGAGGCGAGAGGTTATTCCAAGACCTACTGGATCTCAAAAGGGCGGAGCTACAGGGTGGCAAGTTAGAAGCTACTACTCAGAGTCGCAAGTATTTGCCATTCGTGATATACTTGCATCCTACCACATCGGCAGGCCAAGGTTTGATAAGCTGGTTACCAATGATATAACTCCAACGAGACAGGAGTTGACAAGACGTATTGGTGATGGTATACTGACTTATACAAGAACTGAAGATGGACGTTTTATTCCGATTTGGTCGGAATCAATTTAGAAGAAAGTTACACGGGTATGAATAACGAAGAGACTAAAGTAAAGATTGGGCTAGGCTACACCCTCAATCTTGGAAATTTTCAATCACTCCGCATTGATCTAGAAGTGCAGGATAACAAGCGTGAGGGAGAAACCACCAGTGAAGCCTTTGAGCGTGTGTACTCTTTTGTAGAGGCAAAGCTAACAGAAAAAGTTAACGAAGCTAAGTCAGAAGTAGACTAATGGCAGAACGCAAAGACCGAATGGCTTTGCTCAGCAGATATCAAAAGCTGCATACTGAAAAGTATGGAGAAAAGCCAATCCTTAATCTTAATGCTGAGCAATGGGCAGCAGATGCACTTATAGAATCCTTCGGGATGATCGCATGCTATGATTTGCTACAATATTATTTTAATGTGGCTATTAAGCCAGATTGGAAATATTTTGCAAATTATGCAGAAGAGATTATTGCTTCTAGAGAGCAAAGCGTAAAAGATACCAGAGAAAGACTGGAACGTAGAAGACTAGCAAAGAAATGGTTAAATGAATAATACAGAGGCAAAACTAATTTCTGCAGTATTGCAGGACAAACAAGTTCACGTATTGCTACAGGCAAACGTAGAGAATCTTCTTCGAACTCATACAGACATTTGGCAATTCATCAGATCATACTCTGAGATTAACCAGGCTGTTCCACCACTAAGTCTTGTCGTAGAAAAGTTTCGTGACTTCACTCCAGTAGAAGGTGTTGGGGCAACAAAGTATCACCTAGAAGAGCTACAGGGCGAATATCTAAATGACAGCCTAAAAGATATTGTTAGGTCTGCTGCAAACGATATCCAGAGTGGTAATGGTCCAACTGCTCTAGAAGACCTAATTACGAAAACTTCAGAACTAAAGAAAAACACAGCGGTAATCCGTGACATCGATGTGACAGACATCGACTCTGCAGTTGCTTACTTTGAAAATGTCAAGAAGCAGCAAGAGCTAGGCCTTATGGGAATTAAGACTGGATTGCCAGGATTTGACAATTATCTTCCATCTGGAATTATGCCTGGTCAGCTTGGTGTTTTTCTTGCCTATCCAGGTATTGGTAAGTCTTGGCTATCTCTATACTTTGCGGTACAGGCTTGGAAGCAGGGTAAGTCACCAATGATTATTTCACTTGAAATGAGTGAAACAGAAGTTCGTAACCGTGTATTTACTATTATGGGCGAAGGTCTTTGGTCTCACAGAAAGATTAGCAACGGTCAAATTGAGATAGAAGATCTAAAGACTTGGCACAAGAAGAATGTTGAAGGCAAGCCAGAGTTCCACATTATTTCAAATGACGGTGGTGGAGATGTTACCCCATCAGTCTTGCGTGGTAAAATTGATCAGTACAAGCCAGACTTCATTGTTGTAGACTATCTACAGCTAATGAGTCCAAACCAAAAGTCAGATAATGAAACTGTTCGCATGAAGAACCTGTCTCGTGAGCTAAAACTGATGGCAATTTCAGAAGCTGTTCCAATTATGGCAATCTCATCTGCTACACCAGATGACGTAAACAAGCTAGACACTGTACCAACTCTTGGACAAACTGCTTGGTCACGCCAGATCGCTTACGATGCTGACTGGGTATTAGCTATGGGCCGTGGAACTAACTCGGACATTCTTGAGTGTGTCTTTAGAAAGAACCGTAATGGTTTTATGGGCGAGTTCCTAGTGCAAGCTGACTTTGACAAGGGATACTACAAGTACAAGGACTTTGAGGATAACTAATGTCAGCTACTACTAAGAAGAGACCAGTTAGAGATCTATACAGTGCAGATCAGATTAGAAGAATCTTGGTTGGCTGTGGGATACCGATTGAATCTGAGGTAGACTCTGACTACATTATATTCTGTCCATTTCACAACAACACCAGAAGTCCTGCAGGCGAAATTGATAAGACTAAAGGAACATTCTTTTGCTTTTCTTGCCAAAAGGTTGCAGACCTTGTTGAGTTTGTAATGTTTACATCTGCAAGAACATACTTTGAGTCTATTAGATTTATAAAGGATAAGGAACAAGCCATAGATCTTGTTTATGAAGTATCCAAGCAGCTTGTAGACCAGCCAGAATACGTTGAGTTCGACTCAGCAATGATAAACAAGCTATATCGTCAAGCAGCTAGCTCTGACCGTGCTAAAGAATATCTTCGTAATAGAAAAATTCACGAACAGTCAATTGACAAGTTTGAGCTAGGATATTCAGAAAAGAATGATATGATTACAATCCCTGTTCATTCACCAGACGGAATTGCCGTTGGCTTTGTGGGCCGTTCAATTGAGGGTAAAGATTTTAAGAATACCCCAGGATTACCAAAGAGCAAAGTACTATTTAACTTGCACCGTGTTAAAACAGCAGGCAGGGTATTTGTGGTAGAATCGTCTTTTGATGCTATTCGACTTTGGCAGTGTGGATATCCAGCAGTAGCCACACTAGGAGCTAACGTTTCTAGTATTCAGATAAATCTTCTTCAGAAGTATTTCAATAATATTGTTGTTATTGCAGATAATGATGAAGCAGGCGGAAACATGAAAAAGAAGATCATCGAGAAATTGGGGTCTCGTGTTTCTGTAATTCATTTAAATAATAAGTATAAAGATGTTGGAGATATGACAGACGAAGAGATTAAAACTCTAAACGTATCATTTGACAACACAATCAACGATATGCTAAAATAGAAAAACCAAACAGAAAAGGAAAAAAAATGAGTGTAATTAAAGGGCTAAAGGATATCAATGCAATCCTAGATAAGCCAAAGTATGAATCAACAGGAGCAAAGGTTCGCTGGGTAAAGCTAGCAGATGGTCAGGCAGCAAAGATTCGTTTTGTTGAAGAGCTAGATCAGGACTCAGCTCACTACGCAGAAGACCGTGGTCTATCTGTAGTTATCGCACAGCACACTAATCCAAAAGACTACAAGCGTATGGCTGCCTGTACTCAGGAATCAGAAGGTCGCTGCTTTGCTTGTGAGATGGCTCGCAAGGAGCCAAAGGCTGGATGGCGATCAAAGCTTCGCTTCTACTGCAACGTGCTAGTTGACGATGGCCTAGAGGCACCATATATTGCAGTATGGTCTCAGGGTGTTACTAAGCAGTCAGCTTTTAACACTATCCGTGAGTATGCACTAGAAACTGGTAGCATCTCAAACCTACAGTGGAAGCTAAAGCGTAATGGCCAGGGTACAGAAACCAATTACACTCTAATTCCTACTAGCCCAGATGCAGAGCCATTTACATGGGGAGACTACGAATTCTTTAACCTTGAGAAGGTTGTTCGTGAAGTTCCTTACCCAGAGCAGGAAGCATTCTACTTCGGGTTTGATTCTCCATCAATCACCTCTACCAACACAGATTGGTAAAATAAGCTTGTGGGGGTATCTATAATGGGTACCCCCATTTGCTTTACACATCTTGACAATATGTCAAAAATATGCAATAATTTTTACACATTACTAAAATAACATTAAGGATAATATGAGTTACACAGGGCTTCACGTTCACACGCATTACAGTTTGTTTGACGGAATCGCCACCCCACAGGAATATGTGGATCGTGCAGTAGAGTTGGGAATGCCAGCTATTGCTATTACTGACCATGGATCTCTATCTGGTCACCGTGAAATGTATCGTGCTGCTAAAGAGGCAGGGATTAAACCAATTCTAGGAATTGAGGGATACATCACGAAGGATCGCTTTGATCACACAGACAAGAAGGAGAAGAACGACCTTCTTGATCTAAACTATAACCACCTTATTATTTTGGCAAAGAATGCCAAAGGACTTGAAAACCTTAACAAGCTAAATGAGATTGCTTGGACAGAAGGATTCTACAAGAAGCCACGTATTGACTGGGAAATTCTAGAAAAGTATAAGGAAGGACTTATTGTTACTTCTGGATGTTTGTCTGGTTTTCTAGCAAAGGCAATCGAAGCAGATAATCTTGCTGTTGCAAAAGAGCACATTCAATGGGCTAAGAAAACTTTTGGCGATGATTATTATATCGAGGTTATGCCACACAACCCACCAGAAGTAAATAAGCTTTTGCTAGATCTTGCAGATGAATTTGGAATTAAGCCAGTTGTAACTCCAGACTGTCACCACTCAGATCCATCTCAAAAAGAGATTCAGGAACTAAAGCTTATTCTTAACTCATATTCAAACAAGACCGAAAAGGATGTTTCATACGAGAAGTCAACTAAGTATGACAACCTAATGGACCGCCTAGATTATCTGTATGGTGCAGATCGTCAAATGTCATTTAATAAGTTTGAGATTCACCTACTATCTGACGAAGAGATGCACAACGCTATGAAGGCTCAGGGCATCGACCGTGAAGATATGTATGAGGCTACTCAAGAAATTGTTGATAAGATTGAGGACTATAAGATTAAGGACCACCAGGACCTTCTTCCAGTTCAATATCAGAATCCAAATCAAGAGCTTCGTGAGCTTGCTTTGGCAGGTCTTGAAAAGCGTGGAGTAAAAACTCAAGAGTATCTGGATAGATTGGATGAAGAGCTAAAGGTAATTGAAGACAAGAACTTTGGACCATACTTCCTGGTTGTTCGATCAATGATTTCTTGGGCTAAAAAAGAGGGCATTATGGTTGGACCAGGTCGTGGTTCTGCTGCTGGCTCACTGCTTTGCTATGCACTAGAAATTACAGACATTGACCCAATTGTCCATGGACTACTATTCTTCCGATTCATTAATCCAGAACGTAACGACTTCCCAGATATCGATACAGATATTCAGGACTCACGCCGTGAAGAGGTTAAAGACTATCTAGTTCGTCAGTACAAGCACGTTGCATCTATTGCAACATTCTTGCAGTTCCGTGGCAAGGGAATGGTTCGTGACATTGCACGTACACTAAGCATTCCTCTATCGGATGTTAACAAGGTTCTAAAGGTTGTAGATGATTGGGATGACTATTGCACATCTAAGCAAGCAGCATGGTTCCGTGAAAAGTATCCAGAAATTGAAAAGTATGGAGATCTACTGCGTGGCCGTATTCGTGGAACTGGTATCCACGCTGCTGGTGTTGTAACTTCTAAACAACCTATCTTTAAGTTTGCTCCTCTAGAGACTAGAACTACTCCAGGCTCAAAGGACCGTATTCCAGTTGTGGCGGTAGACATGGAAGAAGCAGAAAGAATTGGTCTAATCAAGATCGATGCACTTGGTCTTAAGACTCTATCTGTTCTTAGAGACACGCTAGACATCATTGAAGAGCGTCACGACAAAAAGATTAATCTACTTGACGTTAACATGGATGATGCAAACGTATACAAGATGCTGTCAGAAGGATATACCAAGGGTGTGTTCCAATGTGAAGCTACTCCGTATACGAACCTACTTATTAAAATGGGTGTTAAAAACTTTGCAGAGCTTGCTGCATCTAACGCTCTTGTTCGACCAGGTGCAATGAATACTATTGGTAAAGACTACATTGCTCGTAAGCACGGTAGACAGAACATTGCATATCACCACCAGGTTATGAAGGCATTTACCGAAGAAACTTACGGTTGCATCCTATACCAGGAACAAGTTATGCAGGCCTGTACCGAACTTGGTGGAATGACAATGGCTGAGGCTGACAAGGTTCGTAAGATTATTGGTAAGAAGAAAGATGCCAAAGAGTTTGACCAGTTTAAGGATCAGTTCGTTAAGGGTGCATCAAGATTCCTGTCTCCAAACATTGCAGAAGAGCTTTGGACAGACTTTGAGGCACACGCTGGCTACTCATTCAACAAGTCACACGCTGTTGCTTACTCAACCTTGTCTTACTGGACAGCATGGCTAAAGTACAACTACCCACTTGAGTTTATGTACTCTTTGCTTAAGAATGAGAAGGATAAGGATGCTCGTACAGAATACCTTATCGAAGCAAAGCGTATGGGTATTGCTGTAAAGCTGCCACACATTAATGATTCAGATATTGACTTTAAGATTGAGGGCAAAGGTATCCGATTTGGCCTAACTGCTATTAAGTATATTTCTGACAACATTGCTGCAAAGTACATGGAGAAGCGTCCATTTAGCTCGTATAAAGAGTTAGAAGAGTTTACCTTTACCAAAGGTAGCGGAGTTAACTCTCGTGCTCTACAGGCCTTGCGTGTGATCGGCGGTGCAACATTCCCAGATAATCCTCGTAATGACGAAGAGATTAAAGAAAACCTGTATGAGTACCTAAACCTGCCAGAGTTTAATTTTTCTATTCCACAGCACTACTATGCATTTATTAATGATGTAGACGAGTTTGAGGAAAAAGGATCTTTTATTCTTATGGGCATGGTCAAAGGTATCAAGCGTGGGTCAGGCTGGAGTCGTGTAGAGATTCTAGATAAGACTGGCAGCGTGGGCATCTTTGACGAAGAACAAACAGCTATTGAGAGTGGTAAAACATATCTTATCCTTGCAAGCGACAACCGTATTGTAGAGTCCATTCCAGTAGAAGATATTGGAAAGGTAGAATCCTCTTTGACAAAGTATCTTGGCTATAAGACTTTGCCATATAAGGAAGATGAGATGTTTGTTGTATCTTTTAAGCCACGTGTAACTAAGGCAGGCAAGAAAATGGCATCGCTGACGCTTGCAGATACTGCTAGAGAGTTGCACCCAGTTACCGTATTTCCAACAGCATTTGCTAAGGCATATATGAAAATTCAAGAGGGAAACTCCTACAAGTTTGACCTTGGAAAGACGAAAGACGGTACGGTAATTATGGAGGATGTAAGTGCTTAAAAAGATAGAAAATTTATTTTCAGAAGAGCAAGTCCTAAATCTAAAAAAAATCGTAAATGATGAGAAAAACAGTAGAGAACTATTTGTTTGGGACGAAAAAACTGACAAGGTTTTTCCAGCAGCAAAGTCAGTAACGCACATTATTCAAAATACTAATCTAGGAAAAATTGGTATAAACCTTAACTATCTTATTCCAAAAGACATAAAGAATACTTTGGTTGGTTTTGCAAAAAGCTCTGGCTACTCGGCACACCTAAATAGTGCCACATATACAGAGTACAGTCTTAAATATGGGGCCCCAGAACTTAGATCTCATAAGGATAGGGTGAACCACTTTTGGCTGGTAGACTACCAGCTAGATTCAAATATAGACTGGGATATCTATGTGGAGGGTGAGAGCTTTACACTAAAAAATAATGAGGCAATTGCCTTTCATCCAGGATCACTCGAGCATGGAAGGCCCGAGAAAATATTTAATGACGGAGAATTTGTAAGTATGATATTCTTTGACATGGCAGTAGAAAAAACAAAAGAAAAGGAATTGTAAGATGATGACAGTAGAAGATGTATTGGCACAACTAAACCCAAAGTTGCGTAAGAATATCACAACAGGAGATACAGTACCAGATACTGAATTTCAGGCAACACCAAGCTTTGGGCTAAACCGTGCACTAAATGGTGGACTGCCATATGGACGACAGATTCTTATCTGGGGTAGCAAGTCTAGTGCAAAGTCATCCCTATGCTTACAGATGATTGGTGAAGCACAGCAAGAGGGAAAAATCTGTGCATGGATTGATGCCGAGATGTCATACGACAAGTCTTGGGCAGAAAAGCTTGGGGTAGACACTTCGAGGCTTATTGTGTCACAGGCACGTACCATTAATGAGATGGTTGATGTAGGTGTGCAGCTAATGCATGCTGGAGTAGATCTGATTGTAGTAGATTCTATTACCTCTTTATTGCCTGCTATTTACTTTGAAAAAGATTCGGATGAGTTGAAGCAGTTAGAGAATACCAAGCAGATTGGTGCAGAGTCTAGAGACTTTAGCAATGCAACTAAGATGCTTAACTATGCTAACAACAAAGTTAAGCCAACATTGCTTGTCTTTATTAGTCAGTCTAGAAATAACATCAATGCCATGTACACTCAGCAGCAGCCTACAGGTGGTCAGTCTATCAAGTTCTACTCATCTACCGTCATCAAGCTATTCTCATCTGAATCAGACAATCAGGCTATCAAGGGCAAGATTCACGTGGGAGACAAGCTAATTGAAGAAAAGGTTGGTCGTAAAGTTCGTTGGGAAGTTCAGTTCTCAAAGACCTCTCCTGCCTTTCAATCTGGTGAATACGACTTCTACTTTAGAGGCGGTATGATCGGCATAGACACCATTGGAGACCTAGTCGATACTGCGGAGATGATGGGTATTGTAGAGCGTACAGGAGCCTGGTACATCCTTCCAGACGGATCTAAGGTCCAGGGTAGAGAAGCGTTTGTAAACCGTGTAAGAGAAGATCTAGACCTACAAGACTCCATTAAGGCTAAGATTAATGTCTAAATATACAGTTTATAGTGGCAAGTTCTTATGCCACACGTGCAAGGAGCCAGTAACCAGTCTTAGATCATACCCAGAAACCAAGGAATTGACATGGATGTGTAAGCAAAAGCACATGACACGAATTGACCTAAATACAAAAAGAAGCAAGAAGGACTATGAGTGAGCGTGGAGAGGCTAAAAAGGTTGGTGCCAAACAGCATAAGAATTCTGGTAGAAACACTAAGAAGGGCGATGCTACATGGCATAATTTTACTGTTGACTTTAAGGAGTACCCGAAGGGATTCACGGTCAATAAGGACAACTGGGCCAAAGCAGTAACAGATGCCATGAGGAATCACGCTGATCCAGCTATTTTTGTTGTTCTTGGCGAAGGTAATAAAAAGGTAAGACTTGCTATAATAGAGGTAGCTATTTTAGAGCAGCTATTAGAGGAGAGTCAAGATGACGGCAGTAGAGAATAAGATTGTAGACCAGGTATTTTCCGAAGAAGATATCTTGGCAATATATGAACATGTAGAAAATACTCCAGAGAACAAGAAGTCTTATCAGGAGAATTTTGCTCACACAGCATATTTTTCTTGGCTTCCAGACAAGGTTGTAGAAAAGATTGTTAAGATAGCTAATGATAACTTCGACAAAAAGCTGGTTTTAAAAGAACTGTCTTTTGCTAGATATGAGAATAGTAGAGGGCTAAACCCACTCCTATTCCCACACTATGATGAAACCTTTAAAGAGCAAAGAATAACATTTGATATTCAGGTAAAATCATCTATGCCTTGGGCAATTGTAGTTGAAGATAAGCCCTATACTCTATCTGACAATCAGGCACTATTCTTTAGTGGTACCCACCAGGTCCACTGGAGAGAGAGAGCAGAGTTTAAGGATGGAGACTTCGTGGACATGATTTTTTGTCATTTCTCAGAAGAAGATCCAGAGACAACTCCAGAAAGCCATTACGCTCTTATGGATGAAAAAGTCAAAAAGTTTAGAGATCAGTACTACGCCTAGTGCCTTTTTGTGATAAAATTGGTACAAGATAAAGGAAAAAACAAGAATGATAAACTCTGACACTGAAGGATCGCTTAGCCCAGCACCAATGCATAAGTTTTTAACAGGGTTTGAAAAATACAACGTGGACCTTCCAATCTATGTTGAAAAACCATTTACAGATGAGCAAGTTCAGCTTCTTAGAGATGTAATAGAGACAAATAGAAAGCTTATGGATAATGATCCTGGATACTATGCCTTACCAGGAGAGCAGGAACAATACTATGGATCTTCTAGGTTTCACCCAAAGCTTATTACTCACATGTCCAGACTACTAATTGAGTTTGATTGCCCTCCAGAGATAGAACAAATAATGGATGGTTACTGCAAGCCCATATACAAAGAGCCACTAAGGCTAACTCACTATAACTATATTGACTACGACATGAAGTACGGCGATGGAAAGATGGCACCAGCATTGCCTCCACACTTAGACGCCGATGAAAATTTAGTAACTTTTAATTATATGATTGGTGGAAATGTTGATGATTGGACTTTGTGGGTTGAAGATAAGCCTTATGATCTAAAGCTGGGGGATGCAATAATCTTTAGTGCTGTTAATCAAATTCACTGGAGATCTAAGCGTAAATGGAAGCCAGGAGAATTTGTTGAGATTGTAAGCTTTGATTATTGCCTACCAACAAACTACAGGTGGACTGGTCAGAAAAACCCAATTGATCCAGAGTTATTTCCTGAAGAGCGTAAAAAATACCAAAATGAAGTTGACAAGCACCCAGCAAATATGTTAGCATGGAACATATATAATGCTGAAGGATTGGCCCTTGGCATTAGTTACGAAGAGAATGCAGGATTTGCAGATGCAGAATAATGATTTGGGAGCACCAGCACCAACAACACTAGACATGATAAACGGCCTTGCTGATATCGCAGACTACATGGATGACAAAGAGCTAACCGATGCACTTACATTCATTGCTAAGATTATTATTAAACCAGATATTCCATTACAGGTAGCAACAATTGAAATTGTTAGATTGCAAGCAATTGCAGCTAAGATGTCTTTTAAGGCAACCTGGATGGCAAACGTAGATAAAGGAGACAGAGCGAAGAAGAACTTGTACTATACTGCTGCAGAATCAATCAATGCACTAGTATCAGCACTTAAGTACATTACTCGCTAGGGTACAAAATGATGGCTAAAAATTTATTAAGTCAGGTTATGCTAAAAAAGGTAGACAATAGGGTTGCCTCTTTTCTTAACACTGCAGAGCTAATTGAAAAGATTAATACTGGATATACCGTAAAGCGTGTAGACAAGTTCCAGACAAAGAAGACATTTGCACCTTCAACAATTGCATTCTCACATGGAGAGTGTGCTCGTTATTGGTACATTGCTTTTAGTGGTGCTAACTTCACTGACAATGCAGACGCTTACGGCGGTGCAAATATGACTGCTGGTACAAAGTCGCATGAGCGTATCCAGGAAGCTATGGCCAATGCAGGAATTCTAAAAGACTCAGAGTTCATGATCAAGGCAGAGGATCCTCCAATTTTTGGTTATGGTGACGTAATTCTTGATTGGGATGGTGAAGACCTTCTTGGAGAAATTAAGACAATGCCACACGAAGGATTTGAGTATCGTAAGGCAAGCGGTAAGCCAAAGACTGGACATCTTGTTCAGCTGCTTATCTATATGAAAATTTTAGGCAAATCAAGGGCTGTGCTTATATATGAGAATAAGAACAACCACGAACTATTGATTTTGCCTATTGAGGTGACTAAAGATAGTTACCTAGTTAAGTGGGTAAACCAGGCATTTGACTGGATGAAGACTGTTCGTAAGGCTTGGGAAGATAAAACCCTGCCAGAAAAAGTCTATCGTTCTAACTCAAAGATCTGCAAGACATGTCCTATCCAGGCAGCATGTGCAGAAGCTGGCAAGGGAACTATCAGGATTGAATCCTTGGAGCCTATAGATGAAACATTGTCAATGGTGTGATAATAACTTTTCGCCAAAAACCTCATATCAGATTTACTGTTCTGTACCTTGCAGAGACTCTGCAACTAAAGAAAAGATTTCTCTAAGATATGAACAAACTCGCAGAGAAAGAAGAAAGAACAAGGATCGCAGATGTAAGATCTGTAATGAGCCACTTTCTATCTATAATGACGAGAAGACTTGCGAGAAGTGTGTTATCGATCCAAAAGAGGTAGACAAGATTCTTAGACAAGTAAAAGGTATAGCAAATGGCAAAACTAAGCTCACTGACCAATAAACCAAATAAGATTTTGGCTATTGATGCAAGTACGAATAGTCTTGCCTTTGCTTTATTTTCTGGAAAAGAATTGCAGTCCTTCGGCAAGATTAAATACTCTGGCATAACAACGTACGACAAGGTTTTAGACGCAGGTAAAAAGACCAAGGCTTTTCTAGAAGCATACGGCGGTGCTGATGCAATTGTTATTGAGCATACTGTGTTTATGAATAGTCCTAAGACTGCTGCAGATCTTGCTCTAGTGCAGGGAGCTCTTCTGGGGGCTGCTGGAATGACTGGGGTATCTCAAATAAAGGCTGTGGCACCAATTACTTGGCAAAACTTTATTAATAATAAGAAGCTTACCAAAGAAGAGAAGTTCCTGATAAAGAAACAGTACCCAGATAAATCAGATTCTTGGCTAAAAACTTATGAAAGAAATCTTAGAAAAGAAAAAACAATTAATTACATAAACATTCAATATGATAAGCTAGTTAGTGATAATGATGTCGCAGATGCTATTGGTATTGGTCACTATGCGATTAACAATTGGGAAAGGTTGACTAGCTAATGTCAAAGCTGTATACTAATGAAGCATGGCTAAAGAAACGTTACTGGATGGATAAAAAGAGTCCAGAAGAGATTGCAAAAGAATGTGGGACAAGCGTAGAGACTATCTATGTATATCTTGCTAAGTTTAAATTAAGAAGATCGAGGAGATAGTATGTCTTTTGAAGACCTAACGGTAGAACACTTAGACAACGTAAATAAGGTTGTTGAAAAGTATCTAGCAGGATCTGACGCTACCCAGATTTCTAAAGAGCTTGCTATTCCAAGACAAAGGGTTGTAGGATACATTGACGAATGGAGGGCAATGGCTGCAGATAACGCAGCTATCCGTGCTCGTGCAAAAGAGGCTCTCGTTGGTGCAGACACTCACTATAGCAAACTTATTAGCAAGGCATACGAAGTCATTGACGACGCAACTACTACAGCCAATCTTGGGGCAAAGACTGCAGGTATTAAGCTTGTTATGGACCTAGAATCCAAGCGTATCGATATGCTGCAAAAAGCAGGATTGCTTGAGAACAAAGAACTTGCCGAAGAAATGGTTGAAATTGAAAAGAACCAGGAAATTCTTGTGGGCATTCTAAAAGATATCGCTCAGGAATATCCTCAGATTAGAGATGAGATTATGCGTAGGCTTTCTAATGTTGCTAAGGAAAAAGAAGTAATTACAGTGGTGGTCAATAACGATGTTTAATGATTTCTTAGAAGCCCTCAAATCTGACAACTTTGCAGAACGTCCAGTAGACGCTAGGACATTTGTTGAGGGCGAAGACTATCTTAACCAGCCACCGCTGTCACAAATTCAGTACGATATCGTTGAGGCCATGAGCCAGATATACAAACTAGAAGATGTTATCGATCTTCTGGGAGAAGAGGAGGGTCGTCGCTATTACAAGAAATACACTAAAAATGAAATCATTCTTCAGCTTGGTAAGGGATCTGGGAAGGACTTTACTTCTACAGTTGCTTGTTCTTATATTGTCTATAAGCTACTATGCCTTAAAGACCCTGCTCGCTATTTTGGTAAACCAAGCGGTGACGCTATTGACATCATTAACGTGGCTATCAACGCCCAGCAGGCAAAGAACGTTTTCTTTAAAGGATTTAAATCAAAGATTGAAAGGTCTCCGTGGTTCGCTGGCAAGTTTAACGCCAAGGCTGAAAGTATTGAGTTTGATCATTCGATTACAGTCTACTCAGGCCACTCTGAGAGAGAATCACATGAGGGTCTTAACCTTATACTCGCAGTTCTTGATGAGATATCTGGTTTTGCTCAAGAGATTGGCACAGGTAATGATCAGGGTAAGACTGCAGATAATATCTACAAGGCTTTCCGTGCATCAGTAGATTCACGTTTCCCAGATTTAGGTAAGGTAGCCCTACTATCATTTCCTCGTTTCCCAGGAGACTTTATTTCTACAAGATATGACGCAGTTATTGCAGAGAAAAATGTCATTCGTAAAACTCACAAGTTTATTATGAATCCAGATTTGCCAGAAGATGCAGAGGGTAACTCTCTAGAGATTGAATGGGATGAGGATGAAATTCTTTCATATAAGTATCCAGGAATGTTTGCAATTAAAAGACCAACTTGGGTAGTAAACCCTACTCGTAAAATAGATGACTTTAAGCTTGCATTCTATACAGACATTGGTGACGCTATGCAACGTTTTGCCTGTGTCCCAACCTTTGCATCTGACGCATTCTTTAAGCAGCAAGACAAGGTTCGTGCCTGCATGACTATTAGAAACCCAATTGACAGCTCTAAGAGGTTCGATGAAACGTTTAAGCCAGACCCAGATAAGGTTTACTTTGTTCACGCTGACCTTGCACAGAAACATGACAAGTGTGCTGTAGCAATTGCTCACGTAGAAAAGTGGGTGTCTGTTCAGGTAATGAAAGATTACGAGCAGGTAGTTCCTATGGTCATTGTAGACGCTGTTGTGTATTGGGAGCCAAGGATCGAGGGTCCAGTAAATCTTTCAGAGGTGAAACAGTGGATCCAGAATCTTCGTAGACAAGGTTTTAATATTGGTATGGTATCGTTTGACCGCTGGCAATCATTTGATATCCAAAATGAGCTAAAGTCTGTAGGAATGAGAACTGAGACTGTTTCTGTTGCTAAGAAACATTATGAAGATATGGCTATGCTTGTGTATGAAGAACGTCTGGCTATGCCTGCAATCGAACTTCTATTCGAAGAGCTGACAGAGCTTAAGATTATGAGGAATCGTGTTGACCACCCTAGAAAACTTTCTAAAGACCTTGCAGATGCTGTTTGTGGGGCTATTTTTGGGGCAATTAGCCACACACCTAAAAACACAAACCTTGAAGTAGAGGTTCATACCTTTAGAGATAGACCAAAACAGACGCTTGACAGCGATTCTAATAATGTGATAAAATATAAGCCTATGCCCAAAGAGGTGCAAGAATATCTACAAAGATTTGATTTAATCTAAAATCAAAAATATAAATAACAATAAGGAGAATAATGACTTCACTAAAGAAGCCACTAATCGCTATTGCCTCTGCAGTAGCACTTGTAACATCTGCTCTAGTAGCAGCTCCAGCTAATGCAGCTATCTCAGCAGCATTGACTGTAAACAACGTATCAGTTACCGCAGCCGCAACTGCTGCTGATCCAGTGCTACTTCCAGTACCTGCAGACAACTCTGTAGATGCTGCAGATGCCCTTAAGGTTGTAGTTACTGTTGCTGCAAACACTACTGTTTCAGCTACTGCAACTGGTGTTAAGCTAGTTTCAGCTCTTGCAACTGTATCTGCTCCAGTAGCAGCTTCAGCAGGTTCTGCAACATTCTCAGCTAACTCAGGTTCAGGAACCACAGTTACCTTCTATGCATTCACCACTTCAACTACTGCTGGTTCAGTTGTAGTTACCGTTGGTGGAGACTCAACTACTTATGTAGTTAAGGGTACTGCAGGTGCTGCATACACTCTAACAACATCAGTTCCTGCATTTGCTGGACTAGGTGTAGACGTTGACTTCACTGCTAACGTAACTGACGTATTTGGTAACGCTGTAACTAACGCAACCATTACAACCTCAGTTCTTCGTGGTACAGTTAAGACTGCACTAACTTACGATGCAACTGACAAGCGTTATGAGGGTGTTATCACCACTCCTACCGTTGCAGGTGCAGTTGCAGGTATCTCAAAGATCACTGCTACTGATGTAGCTGGTTTGGCAAAGGCTACAACTGAGGTTGCATTCTCAGTATCAGCTGCTGACCTAGCAACACAGGTTACCGCTTTGTCTGCAGCTGTTGCTGCAAAGGATGCAGAGATTGCATCTCTAAAGGCTAAGTACAACTCACTTGCTAAGCGATACAACACTAAGGTTGGAAAGAAGCTTCAGGTTAAGCCTGTTAAGTAATTGATGTATAATAGATTTGGGGAGAGGGCAAACAGTTCTCTCCCCTTATCTGTCCCCATTTTAGAAAGGTAAAGTGTATCTATTCAATGGATATTGTTTACTTTTCTAATTATTCAGGCAACACTAAACGATTCGTGGAGAAACTAAATGAGCATTCTATCCGTATTCCTATTAGCGATGATGTTGACAGCCCTACCGTGGTTGATGATTATTACGTTTTATTTGTTCCAACTTATGGTGGAGGGAATGAAGGATCTGCAATCCCCAGACAGGTACGACGTTTTTTAAATATTAAACAAAACAGAGACCTTCTGCTTGGTGTAGTTGGTTTTGGAAACACAAACTTTGGAGAGCATTACTGCAAAGCTGCAGATATGATTTCTCAAAAGACTGGGGTACCAGTTATAGCTAGAGTGGAAATCTTTGGCACACAAGAAGATGTAATTAAGGTAAAGGAAAGGTTAGGTCTACTAAATGGACAACTATAGTTATCATGAACTAAACGCAATGCTCAACCTCTATGGAGCAGATAAAACAATTCAGTTTGAAAAAGACAGAGAAGCAGCACGAGCATACTTTTTAGATCATGTTAATCTAAATACAGTATTTTTCCACAGCCTTGAAGAGAAACTAGAGTATCTAGTAGAAAAAGAATACTACGATCCAAAGATCCTGGACCAATATTCATTTGAGTTCATCAAGGATTTGTTTAAGCAGACATATTCCTACAAGTTCCGCTTCCCTACCTTTGTTGGTGCCTATAAGTTCTACACTTCATACGCCCTAAAGACTTTTGACGGGGAGCGTTACCTAGAACGTTTTGAGGACCGTGTAACCATGAACGCACTAATGCTTGCACGTGGAGATGAGCAGCTAGCCAGAAATCTTGTAGACGAAATTATTACTGGTCGTTTCCAGCCAGCCACGCCTACATTCCTAAATGCAGGTAAGGCACAGCGTGGAGAGTTTGTATCCTGTTTCCTACTTCGCATCGAAGACAACATGGAATCAATTTCTCGTGCAGTAAACTCGTCTCTACAGCTTTCAAAGCGTGGTGGTGGTGTTGCACTTAATATGACAAACATTCGTGAGTCTGGTGCTCCAATTAAGAAGATTGAGGGGCAATCATCTGGAATTATTCCAGTCATGAAGATGCTTGAAGACGCATTCTCATATGCTAATCAGTTGGGGTCTCGTCAAGGTGCAGGTGCAGTATATCTTAATGCACACCACCCAGACATCATGAAGTTCCTTGACACCAAGCGTGAGAACGCCGATGAGAAGATTCGCATCAAGACTCTGAGCCTTGGTGTAGTTATTCCAGACGTGACTCTTGAGTTGGCTAAGAACAACGAAGACATGTACCTGTTCTCTCCTTACGATATCGAGCGTGTATATGGAGTTCCAATGTCAGATATTTCAGTTACTGAGAAGTACCAGGAAATGGTTGACGATGCCAGAATTAAGAAGAGCAAGATTAAGGCACGTGAATTTTTCCAGGCAATCGCAGAGCTACAGTTTGAATCAGGGTATCCATATATTGTCTACGAAGATACAGTAAACAATGTTAATCCTATTGATGGTCGTATCAACATGTCTAACCTTTGTTCTGAAATCCTTCAGGTGAATACTCCAACAACATACAATCCCGATCTGTCATATGACAATATTGGTAAAGATATTTCATGTAACTTAGGATCGCTAAATATTGCTAAGGCTATGGAGTCACCAGACTTTGGAAAGACTATCGAGGTTGCAGTTCGTGCACTAACATCTGTTGCAGATATGTCATATATTGAGTCTGTTATGTCAATTGCCGAGGGCAACAAGAAGTCACGAGCCATTGGTCTGGGCCAGATGAACCTGCATGGGTATTTTGGTAAAGAGCGTATGCACTACGGAGATGAAGAGTCAATCGACTTCACCAACATCTACTTCTACACCGTGCTGTTCCACGCACTAAAGGCATCTAACAAACTAGCAATTGAAACAGGAAGCCCATTCGAAGGCTTTGACAAGTCTAAGTATGCTTCTGGTGCTTTCTTTGCAAAGTATATTGCACAAGAGTGGAAGCCATCCACTGAAAAGGTTGCAAAGCTATTCTCAGATGCAGGCATTGCAATTCCTACCCAAGATGACTGGAAAGAGTTGGCTAATAGTGTTATGGCCCACGGTATCTATAACCAGAACCTTCAGGCTGTGCCACCAACTGGATCTATTAGCTATATCAATAATTCAACATCTTCTATTCACCCAATCGCTTCAAAGATTGAAATCCGCAAGGAAGGAAAGCTTGGTCGTGTTTACTACCCAGCCCCATACCTTACCAATGACAATCTTGAATACTTTGAGGATGCATATGAGATTGGTCCTGAAAAAATCATTGATGTCTATGCTGCTGCAACCCAGCACGTAGACCAGGGCCTATCTCTGACACTGTTCTTCAAGGATACTGCTACAACTCGTGATGTTAACCGTGCACAGATTTATGCATGGAAGAAGGGCATCAAGACTATTTACTACATCCGCATTCGACAGCTAGCCCTAGAGGGAACAGATGTTGAAGAGTGCGTATCGTGCATGCTATAAGGAGAGAAATGATTACAAGACCAATTAACTGGAACAAGATCGAAGACACGATCGATCTAGACGTCTGGAATAGACTGACAGCTAACTTCTGGCTTCCTGAGAAGGTGCCACTATCTAATGACATCCAAGCATGGGCTACGTTAAGAGATGAAGAAAAGCTTCTTACAATGCGTGTATTTACTGGTCTAACTATGCTAGATACGATCCAGGGTACAGTAGGAGCAATGTCTCTAATGCCAGATGCACGTACACAACACGAAGAAGCAGTTATTACTAATATTGCCTTTATGGAATCTGTACATGCTAAGTCATACTCGAGTGTATTCTCTACTCTAACTTCAACACAGGAGATTGAGGATGCATTTAGATGGTCAGAAGAAAATCCATATCTACAGAAGAAGGCACAGATTGTTCTAGATAAGTATTATGGAGATGACCCAGAGAAGCGTAAGATTGCCTCAACCCTGCTTGAGTCATTCCTATTCTACTCAGGATTCTACTGGCCAATGTATCTGTCAAGCCGTGCAAAGCTGACCAATACCGCTGACCTGATCCGTCTTATTATTCGTGACGAGGCTGTCCACGGTTACTACATTGGATACAAGCTTCAGCAGGCCTACAATGAGTCATCACCAGAACGCCAGGAAGAGCTAAGATCGTACGCCTACGACCTATTGATGGAACTTTATGAAAACGAGGTTCGCTACACAGCGGATCTTTATGATGGCATTGGGCTGACAGAGGACGTAAAGAAGTTTCTTCACTACAACGCCAACAAGGCTCTAATGAACCTAGGTTTTGACCCGTTGTTCCCGAAGGAAACTACAGATGTAAATCCTGCCATTTTGTCTGCACTGTCACCAAACGCAGACGAGAACCACGACTTCTTTAGTGGGTCTGGATCATCGTATGTTATTGGTAAGCAAGAGTCTACAGAAGACGAAGACTGGGACTTTTAGTCCATAGGACTTGGGGGGCAGCATAGTCTAGCCCCCCTTTTTCTATATTTAAACAGTGATATAATTATCTTGTTAGACATACCCCACTAACAAGGAGATACAAATTAAAACCCCAAGACTTTTAGCAGCACTAGCTTTGGCCTTTGTGCCACTATTTTTTGCTACCCCAGCCCTGGCAAATGAAACTACAGAGCCTGTTGTAGTTGTTGTTACTACTCCTGGTGGAGATGACTCATCTTACCAGGTGCCACTGACAACTACAGTAACATTTGACGGAGTAGTATATGACTCTGTTTATGCAACGACCAACTCTGTAATCACATTTGGTAATCCAGATGGCACCTACTGGACATATCCATCAACACCCTCTATATCTCTATACTCAATGGACTGGGTAGTTTACCCACAAAATAGATCTGACGAACACCTAATAATTCGTGCATCTGATGGAGGATTTCAGGTAGACATCTCTGCTAGACCTATTTGGCTGCAGGGTGCTACTGAGCCAACAAACATTAACATAGTTGCGGCTATTAATACAGATGGAACGGTTGCAATATCCTACTCATTGACTGGACCAACTTATGAAGGACAGACTCGCACTGGTGTTCGCCTTACAGATGGAAGCATTGTAACTCTAGAGCAGTACGGGATTGTTCAGGTAGAACAGCCACCAGTATTAGAGCCAGAACCAGTTGCTCCAACACCTACACCAGAACCCACTCCTACACCAACACCAGAGCCCACTCCAACAGTGACTCCACCTTTTGTTCCAGAGGGTGCAACCTTGCTATCGGAGGGATCATCAATAGAAGTTGTCGCACCAGAGGGACAAAGAATCTTGAGCATAACCGCTTGGTACGGTGATCCATCAGACGGTTCTCGTGGAGTTGAAGTATCTTCTACACTAACTGAGCTAGCATCTGGACAAACTTCCGTAACTATTGATTCAAATAACATGTATGGTGATCCAGCACCTGGAACTGTAAAGACTCTTATATTTGTTGTCGTTTACGAGAATGTTCCAGAACCTGCTCCTACGCCAGAACCCACACCTACACCAGAACCTGCTCCTACGCCAGAGCCAACGCCTGAGCCTGTTCCAGAACCAGCTCCAGCTCCACAGCCAGAGCCACAGCCAGAGCCACAGCCAGAGCCACAGCCAGAGCCACAGCCAGAGCCACAGCCAGAGCCACAGCCAGAGCCAGTCCCTGAACCTGAGCCTGTTCCAGAACCAGCTCCAGCTCCACAGCCAGAACCAGAACTTGCCCCAGAGCCTCCTGCAGAAGAGACAGCGGTAGAGGAAATCTCAAATCTAATAGAAACTGCACCAGAAGACTTAACAGATGCACAGGTGGAGCAGCTTGTAGAAGCAGCCCTTGTAGTATTTGAAACTGCAGAGCAAGGATCAGAGGAGTATAATCAGGCTCTTGAAGCACTTGCAGTAGCAGCAGAGGCAGACGATGCCGAACTGCCTTCAGAACTTGCAGCAATACCTTTGCTTGGAGATATTGCTGGTGCAGCACTAGAGGCATTTAATAATCTTGGTAACGTTGGTGCAGATATGGCACCTGCAGTCCGTGAGGAAGCAGAAAAGACAGTTATTGCATCCGTTATTGCTACAGGTGCCGCAGTTAGTGCAACAGTATCTGCTGCAACTGCTGCAGCGTCAACAACATCATCTTCTACTGGATCGGTATCTTCTGGTGGAGCTGGCGGATCATCTAGTTCAACAAGGAGGGGAAAACAATGAAGAAATTCCTGAATGATATTTTAGGACAGGCCTGGACACTACTAGGTATGTTCGTAGCTTGGGTTGTGCTGGAAGGATCAGCAAAAACAATCGTAGGCTACTGTATCTTGGGTACGCTTGGTCTATGGACCTTGACATATCCATTGAGAAAGGACGGTGAATAATAGCATGAAAAACTATTATGAACCACTAGAAACAAACAGAAAGCTTGATATCTCAGCAGTGGGGTACCAAGTTGAATAAGATAATTACTTATATAAAGAATTATCTAGAACCAGATTCAAAGATGCTTCAGCAAGAAGCCTTTGAGTCAGCAAAGAAATACTTTGAAGGTAAGTCAAAGACCATTGAAGAATTTCAGGCCTATCAAAGAGGCTACAAAAACGCATATCGTAGTACATATGCAAAAACAAAAACCATTGAGATTTAGCCCCAAGTAGAAAGGAATCAAAAATGGATGAATTAGAAACTGGTGTAGCAGGAGGACTTGCTACCATCAAAAACGTAATCTGGAGAATCTTGGCTGTATTTGCGGCTTCTGGTCTATCAGTCCTAGGTGCAGGTGCAGTAGTTGGCGTACAGCTTATTGACGCCGTATTTATGGCAGGTATCCTGGGTGTGGCTACAGTAGTTGAAAAGCTAGCTAGAGCCTTCCTAGAGGACGGAAAGCTTACTCTAGACGAGATCAACCAGGCATTTGCCAAGGTAGATAAGAACTCAGAGCAGTAAAATAAAGGCTTTCAAGCCCAACCAACCCCTTGACGACCCCTCCTTTTTAGTGTATACTATAAGAAAACACTATCTAGGAGGGGTTTTCTCATGGCATCAGGCAAGGCGGTAAAGTATCCAAAACTACCAACAAGAATCAAGATTGGTAGTCAGGTTTGGACTGTAGAAGAACGCACAAAGAATACAGATGGATTACTTAATGATGGCAGTTATGGATATACCATTCAAGAGGGAAATATCATCGTAATTGATAAAGCTGCCACTCCTAGTCGCAAGCGTCAGGTCCTATTCCATGAATTATTTCACGCAGTAAGATTTTCGTCAGGCAGTTCTGGTATTAAGCCAAACGTAGAAGATGTTCAGCCTAACGAGATCATTGATGTATGGGAACACTACTTTATTGCTATGTACGAAGATGCCTTCCTAACCATAATTCGTGACAATCCAGACGTAATAAATTACCTACTAAGCAACGAATAATACTTGACAAATCCTAACTCAGAGAGTAGAATATATACATGAGCGTAGATGAAAAAGATGAAAGAGAAGAAGTTTGGGAATGGCTTCAGATTGGTATAGACAAGGGTTGGGTAACTGAGCCATTCTGCTACACGCATGATGGAGATCCATACATGTCAGAAGAAGAAGAAAAAGAGTGGGAAGATGGCGGAGACCCATGTTCTCCAGTAATTAAAATTCTAGCGTAAAGAAAAAGGGTATGAAGAAAACAGCAATTATTTTGGGTGCACTACTTGCATCTGTATCACTATCACCAGCACAGGCTGCTGAAACAAAATCACTAGCAATTATTGACTCATACTTTGACAATGCGTCAGTATGTGTTGCTAGCAGTGGATGTAATATCACGTTGGCCTCAAAGCCAGCACTAATCTCTAATCCAGCTAACCATGGAAATGGAATGGTAGAGGTTGCAAAACGACAGAATCCAAATCTAAAGATTATTACAGTAAGGTCTGCCAATACATCTGCAAAGGCCACTAATGAGATGACAACTGGAGACTTTATCCGTGCATTGATTTGGGTAAACAATAACTCATCTAACATTGGTGCTGTATCTATTTCTAGAGCATTTAATGGTAATAAGGCCTGTTCTCCAAATACAGCAGGTACAGCAGAGTTTGGTGGTGCTACTAAGGCAGACCAAACGATCAAAGGCCTGATTGCATCCCTATCAGCTAAGGGTATTCCAGTATTTGCTGCAACAGGAAATAAGTTTGGTGCACCAGTGGACTATCCTGCTTGTCTTGTAGAAACTAATTCTGTTAGTGTAGGAGCATTAAATAAGACTGGTCAAGCAGTTAGCTCATTCTCTTTTGACAGTAACACAGACTACTTTGCAACGTCAATAGTATACTCATACAAGTCGTCAGTATTCGGTTTAATTCCAAATACTACATCTGCTGGTAACGTTGCTGTGGCTGCAAAATTTGTTTCTGGAATTCTTGACACCAAGTTTGTAAATGTGATACCATAGTATTAAAGGAAGTCCATCCTTAAACGGACGATTGGGACATAGCTCAGCTGGCAGAGCGTTCGACTGTTAATCGAAATGTCGCAGGTTCGATCCCTGCTGTCCCAGCTAATGGTTCCGCTTGCACCACTCCTCGGGTATAGGATAAAAGCAAGCAACACAATTAAATAGAGATCCTTCCAAATTAATATAAGTTTGGAAAGAAATGTGCTATACTAAGTTTATGAAAACTTGTAGTAAATGCGGTATTGAAAAAGATTTTGATATGTTCAATAAAAAGCATGGTAAGCCTCAATCAGTGTGTAAAACGTGCCACTCTATATATCGTAAACAACACTATCAGGATAATAAACAAAAGTATATTGATAAAGCTGCAAAAAACAAAAACACTTATCGTGATGACTATTATAAATGGTTATCCACAAAGTCTTGCATAGACTGTGGTAATTCGGACATTAGGGTTTTAGAGCAAGATCATTTAAGAGATAAAAGCTTTAATGTCTCTAGAATGGTTGGGGTACTTACTTTAGAAACCCTTATGAATGAATTAGATAAGTGTGAAACTGTTTGTGCAAATTGTCATAGAATTAGAACAGTCACTAGAGGTGGTTGGTCTAAGTCTAATTTCGGGGATATAGTTCAACGGCTAGAATGAGACTCTTCCAAAGTTTAGATGAGGTTTCGATTACCTCTATCCCCTCTATAGGCTAATCACCTATACGTGTACAAGTGCACGTAAAAAATTCAACACTTGTTGCTGTCCAGGCAGTAGATACTCTGGCGTGTAGGTAATCTCACGATATAGGTTCGGGGTTGGTCACCCGTCTTAGGAAACGACTCAGGGATATGGATCTGATTAATCTGATATCCCACTTGAACAGATGGTGTAATAGGCAACACGGCACTGATCAGCAAGCTAGAGGTTCGACTCCTCTTCTGTTCGCAAACACAGCAACGACGGTTTCTGTGGAGTATGGCCGAATAATTCCCAGAGTCAAATGGGGGGAATAAGGCAACTTGGGGACTAGCGTCCAAGCTTAGCAAGCTAAACTGAGGGTGTGCTCAAAAGCGGATCTTACAGAACCGTATTGACTAGGCACTGGTGGTAAAAGGCAATCCACCTACTCACCCTCCCAGTAATGGGGGGTTCTGGCTCCATAGCTCAGTTGGTTAGAGCACCACCCTGTCACGGTGGGGGTCGTGGGTTCAAGTCCCATTGGAGTCGCAAAAAGTGGTGAAGTGGAGTATGTTGCAACTAAACTCTTCGTAAGAAACCCAGTGATGCTGGACATCCACTTTTTATGCCTCCATAGCTCATCTGGTAGAGCGACGCACTTGTAATGCGTAGGTGACGGGTTCAAGTCCTGTTGGAGGCTCTCAGAAGGGGATTTATGGAAAAGCCAGCAATAAGTACACAGCAAGCTAATAACTTTAATATTTGGTATGAAACAGAAGATCCTAACTTTATTGAAATCTCTATGAAATCCAATATTCCAAGAAATTGGCTATCTTATCAGAACATATTGATTGGCAGACATAAAGACTCTATCATTAAACCAATCAATAGGTATGTTGAAAGGCTTGTCCCATCACCAGAGCTAGTAAGTATTAAAGATAATATAGTTAGGCTTCGCCAGGGAAACCATGCAGAAATATTTTTATTAGAAAGGGATGATGGGTCATTCTACAACGTGGATAGGCCCTGGATGCGTCAATACTACAATACCTCGCAATCTGGGTACGATACTCCCAATGGATGCTTTCCAGGAGCTTATAAGTTCTATGTTCCTTGGATATTAGATGAGTCAGCTTATGTAAGTATAGAGCCTGTAGAGGATAGCCCTTTTTATGTATATCCACAAGCTATGAATTGTCATCCTATAGAAAAAAGTTTAGAATATCTGCATCCGTTCTTTGTTCCATTTCATTTTAAAAGGCTAGGTGATCATATGGTAACGGAAAAATTTGGCAAAATAAAAAGACAGTCCCCAATGTTTGACATGGTTTTTTCTGCAACTGATATAATGATAGATAGGATTAAGGAATTTTATGAAAAAGAAGAGCCATCAAATAATTAAGTTTTATCCCCTAAACGATAAGACCATAACCTTTACACCAGAGCCAAAGCCAGCATCTAAAGCAATTCCAGAATGGTACAAGCAGCAGCCAGGAACTATGGATAACGGAGAGTCATTATCTAAATTTGGACAGCCTACCAATACTGTAAAGAAATGCTTACCAATCTTTGATGCCATTACTGCTGGATATATTTTAGTTGCACCATCTGACATTTTTATTGATGCCTCAGATCCAGAAAAGCTTACCTATCAAATACCAGCACCATTGTCTCCATTCAAGGCAGATCTATTCGCAAGTCACGAGAGAAAGCAGTATAGCTATCTTCCAATGCCAGCAGAGGTATATCACCAAGACCTTCTCAGAATTATGCCATTTTGGATAGCATCTACTCCACCAGGATACAGTGCACTGTTCCTTGATCCAATAAATAGAGACATTTCTCCACTAACAGCAATAACTGGAATAATTGATACAGATGGCTATCCATCGGATGGACACTTCTCATTTAAGGTCCAAGCTGGCTTTGTTGGTGTAATTAAGCAAGGAACTCCTCTAGTACAGATCATTCCATTTAGAAGGGAAGACTGGAAGATGGAAGTGGCTGACCCACAAGAGTCAGAAGGCTTCCTCAAAAAACACAGAATGAATCTTAGAAGCACTTTTAGTAATGGATATAAAAATAAGTTTAGATCACCAAAGGAGTATAAGTGAATGACCAGCCACTCAATATCACCTTTATTCCATCTTATTTGAAAAATGGTGAAACTCCTTATCTAAATGCTGAACCAGCAGTTAAGCATGTTCCAGAATGGTATAGGTCATTAGCTCGCCACGACGTCTCTAATAGTGATATAACTTTAAATCCTCAAAACCACATTGGCACTGACGGAGCCCAGGTATCTACAAAGATGTGTATGCCATATTTTGACGCACTTACTGCTGGATACTACTATTGCTTAGAAGATGATTTATACGTTGATATGGATGAGCTGGGGCACCCAATTCTTTCTTGGAAGGGTGATACCATGCTAGTCGATACAAGGCCAATATTCGATGTTCCCCTGCCAGACAATTGTCATCCAATACACTATGGCTGGAGAATGACTTGGTATTATGAAACTCCGCCAGGGTATTCTGTCCTAATAACACATCCTATGAATAGACATGAGCTTCCATTCTACACCCTATCAGGAATAGTCGATTCAGATATCTGGGGCCTTCCAGTTTTTACTGCATTCTTTTTGAAGCGTAATTTTCGTGGAGTAATTCCAAAAGGAACTCCACTATTTCAGATGATTCCTTTTAAAAGAGATAGTTGGGAACTAAAGGTAGATCCTTCTCCAGAGTCTATGGATGAGCATTGGTTTAGAGCAGAGAATAGAAGATCAATGCTTTATGGGTATTACAAAAAAGTTGCTTGGAGAAAAAAGTTTTTTGGAATTTTCGGCAAAAAAGAAAAAGAGGTAAACCACGATGACTAGTGCCACAATTTCTATAATTTTAGTTGGTTATAAAGATAAAAATTTACACAATGCTGCCATCCATCTAAAAAATGTAACAGTATCAGATAACTTTATTCACGTGTTTGATCAGCACCCAATTGTGCATTCAAAAGAATTTTCTGAAATTCCTAACTGCCACTACGAGCATAGAATTTGGGACAGCATGAAGGGGCCAGCCTATAGAAGAGCTACAAAAGTATTTGATACTTCTGGAGAAGCAGATTATGTCTGCATAATTAGTCCAGACATAGAGCTAAGTCATGGTTGGGATCTAGAATTAATCTCGAGATTGGGTACCTCAAAAACTATTTTTTCTGGTTCTGGAAATGCTATCGTAAAGCAAAAGGATCTTTTTTCAATTGGAGTGGATTATGAACCATCTGACTCTTATTCTCTAACACAAATAGTTGATCGAAACTTTATATTTGGAAGAACAGAATCTTTTGCAGAAATTGTTATGCCAGACTTTTTGAAGTACCATGGAGAAAATGAGTATCTGTCTATTGCTTTCCTGTCAGCAGGGTACTCAATAATGTCTATCCCGTCTCAAATGTATACAGACTCTAAAGAAAGATCCGTTGAAAATATGTATCACACATTCTCTTTAGAGCATAACTATAACGTAGTAATTGATTTGCTAAATTGTAAAAATGTTTCCAGGTACAAGATTACAGAGAGTGCCGTAAAAAGCTTTTTAAGCTTTCATCAAATAGATATCTCTAAGATTCATCGTTTACCATACAATGCAGACGACGTACTTTACGACCCATATGACCTTAAGATGCACAAGATAGATGCAAGAAGATTCTTAACTGGCACAAAAGCCATTTATTGATATAATTTACTAGGAGAAGAAAATGCACAGAATTCACATAATTGATAATTTTATTGACCCAGAGGATGCAGCAATCCTAATTGAGGAACAGTCTCGCCCATCTGAGATAAACCCTTATCCAGAATACTATAAGGAGCGTTTTGGTGGCACAGCCTTCCCATACAATAAGCGTGTTATGGATCTTTTAGTTAAGTATGGTAGAAAAGCTAATGATGTTCACAAAGAGGTTAATGGCTTCGTTAACCCTATTTATGTATTTAAAGCATTTGGGTCTGTCTGGGCTCCAGGAACAAAAGGCAGCCTTCACATAGATGCTCAAGGACCAGAGCCATTTATAGAGTTTAGTACAATTATCTATTTAAATAGCCCAGACGAATACGAAGGTGGAGTTATCTATTTCCCAAATCAGGATTTTGAGTATAAGCCAAGACAATATTCAGCTGTGTTTTTCCCCTCAGCTGGGTCTGAATATATTCATGGAATAACTACTGTAACTTCTGGCATGAGAAATACAGCATTATATATGCACACAAGCTTGCCAAACCACGCTGATCCAGACTTCCACTCACAGGAGGAAACTGCTGTCTGGGCAGCAAGAGAAAATAAGAATGTGAGTAAATAAGATGGATTATAGGGTATTGGATCTTGGTCTTGTTTACTATAAGAATGTTATTCAGGAACCACAACTTTTAATAGATGCGATAGAAGAACTTAATGTAAGATTCTTGGCAAAAGAGCATGTGAATGATGCACGAACTGTGGTAAGAGACTGGACTCCTTGGTCATATGGAGAGATGATATTTAATTATCAAAAGTTTTTCCCAGAGGCAAAAGATATTTCAGACACAGACTACTATGCAAAAGAAATGAAGCATATTGCCAATGTTCTTTATGGCTCATTAGATAGGGCATTTGCTCATTATTCGCAGCAGCTTTATCCATTTGCTGGCAAAAATATTAAGACCAGAGAACAGAGTATACATCTTTTGAAGTATGGTGTTGGTGGCCATCTACCAGCACATCAAGATCAGGGTATTAGCTCTAGAGTGCTTTCTACCGTTATGTATTTGAATGATGACTATCTGGGCGGAGAGATCGAGTTCAGGCAGTCTGGAGTCAAAATTAAGCCAGAAGCTGGAAGCATTATATTTTTCCCATCAAACTTCTTGTATGTCCATGAAGTTTATCCAATTACAGAAGGATTTAGGTACTCGATGCCACACTGGTACCACAATATGTATAACCCTATTAATTCGAATGGGAACGAATGAAGATTCTAGGCTTTAATGAGACATCTCATGACGCAGCCATGTCTTTAATTGACGATAATGGAAATATCTTGTTTGCTGGTCATGCAGAAAGATATAGCAAAAGCAAGAATGACTGGTACACTAATGGTAATCTTTTGGATGATCTTGTCAAATACGGAAGCCCAGACAAAATAGCCTATTACGAAAAGCCTTACCTCAAGAAGCTTAGGTTGTTGCTGGGTGGGTACGCAGATTGGAAGCCTAATGTCAAATACGACCAGTCTTTTAGGCATCACCATTCTCATGCAGCAGCAGGGTACTATACCAGTCCATTTAGAGATGCTGTAATTGTAGTCCTTGATGCTATCGGTGAGTTCACAACAAGTTCTGTTTGGATCGGTGATGGTGACAAAATAACTCTGCATAAAAAATGGAATTATCCATTTAGCTATGGCCTATTCTATTCGGCATTTACAGATCTCATTGGTCTCAAGGCTAACGAAGAAGAGTACATCATGATGGGCATGGCTGCTTATGGTGACCCAGACCTATACTATGAAAAGGTTGAGGAGTATTTCCCAGCAGTTTACAAGCAGAAATATAACTTTCACAAAGGTATCTATGACTGGGGACAGGACATTACAGCAAATGATAAATTCCATATAGCCGCTGCTGTGCAAAGGGTATACGAAGATAGGCTGTGGGATTTTATGTACATAGCCAGACAAGAATTAGATAGTTCAAACCTAGTGTTCATGGGTGGCTGTGCACTTAACAGTAAAGCTAATACTATGCTGTGGGACATATTCCCAGATGTATGGATTATGCCTAATCCAGGAGACGCAGGAAGCTCTCTAGGAGCTGCTGCAGCTATGCATGGCAAGCACCTAAATTGGCAAGGTCCATATCTAGGCCACGATCTCGGCGGAGAATACCCAGTAGATAAAATCTTTAATGAAATTATGACAAAAAAGATTGCAGCAGTAGCCACTGGAAGAGCAGAATTTGGTCCAAGAGCCCTAGGAAATAGGAGTATTCTAGCTGACCCACGTGACCCAGATATAAAGAATAAAGTTAATAAGATAAAGAAGCGTGAAGAGTTTAGACCATTTGCTCCAGTAGTTATGGAAGAATATGCTTCAGAATGGTTTGACATGCACTATGCAAGCCCTTATATGCAGTACACGCCTAAGTGCCTAAAGCCAGAGCTTATCCCGTCTGTTGTTCACTATGATGGAACTTCCAGGGTACAGACAGTAAATGCTAATCAGCACCCAGGGCTATACGCACTACTAAAAAAGTTTTATGAAGAGACTGGAGTGCCAATATTACTGAATACTAGCCTTAACATTAAGGGTCAGCCATTATTAAATGACGAAGAAGACATTAACAGGTGGCAGAAGATGTATGGACAGGATATAATTAGATAATTATGGTAAATAAAGATAAAACAATTTTTATAACTATTCCAGCATATGAAGATCCGCTGTTATTGCCAACAATTAAGGGTGCACTAGATAACGCTTTAAATCCAGATAGATTGTTTTTTTGTATTGGCATGCAGTATGCTGAGCTTCCAGATATCTCTCCATATATAAACAATCCAAACTTCAAATTTTTATTCTATGAGGTTAGCAAAAGACCAGGAGTTTATTGGATAAGAAGAGAAATGGCAGAGCAGCACTCTGGCCAAGACTATTTCCTAATGCTAGACTCCCACATGACATTCTCTAAAAATTGGGATGCAAAGATTATAAATGATTATGAGGACCTTGTTCGGAGACACGGACAAAGAACTATTATGTCCACATCTTTGTCTCCGCAGCCAGCCGATACTTATGAAGATAACACCATAACTCTTAAGACTTGCTGGAAGGTAAACTGGGGATTTGAGCCAAAAAGCATAGAGAGAACCGTTATCCCTGGATATATTCATGCCCCATGGGATGGAGAAAGATACCAAAAAACCTTATACTCCTGCAGCCATTTTTTCTTTACAAATAAAGACTATCTGTCGGACGTTGGATTTCACCAAACAATACGCTCATACTCAGAAGAGTATACGATTGCAGTAACAACGTTTTTGTCTGGATGGGACTACTATCGTTTGCCAGAGTTTGCACATCTTGGGCACAACGATAGCCCAACGGCAAGAGCTATATATAAAAAAGATAGATATACTTTGGCTGAAGGCAAGAGGTACCAAGCAATATTTGAAACACCAGAGGAAAAGCTAGAAATTGAAAAATTTGTTTTGCTTGATAACTCTAGTATTTTTAAGGTAAAGAACCAGAGACGATCAATTGAGGACTTCTATGAAGAGGGTGGGGAAGATCTAAAAAATGCCAGAGACAAGTTCCTAGAAATATTCGGTTTAAAATGACAAAGAGAGTTTTAATAACTGGCGGAGATGGCTTTGTTGCTGCCCATGTCATGAAGAGAATACTGGACACTACCAATTGGGAGATTGTCGCTTTAACATTAAAGAGTCATTCGGAATTGCCAGCAAGAATTAGATTTGCCACAAGCAATGATGATTCTAAGTTTGCAAGAATATCCCTGATCTCGTGCGACCTATCTGTGCCTATTTCTAGGGAAATGGCAGCTAGGTTTGGAAAGATTGATTACTTAATTAACTTAGCCAGCGAATCCCATGTGGATAGGAGCATCGCTGACCCAGCAAACTTTATCATCAATAATGTCCAAGTAATTTGCAACGTTCTTGACTGGGCAAGAGAATACAGGCCAGAAAAAGTTCTTCACGTGTCAACAGATGAAGTTTTTGGCCCATACGACCAGCATAAATTTTTAGAGTGGGATACACATCTTCCAAGCAATCCATACAGTGCCTCTAAGGCAGCACAAGAAGATATAATCTTTGCTTACTGGAGAACTTACAGTGTTCCAGTGTCAATCATCAATATTATGAATTTGGTGGGTGAGGCTCAGAATGCTGAGAAGTTTACGCCAATGGTAATTAACAAAATTATTAATGATCAGGAATTGGACATTCATACATATGATAATGGCAAAGTTGGTATGCGTTATTGGCTACATGCTGGTAATCAGGCATCCGCATTGCTACATGTTTTGAGTTTGCCAATGGCTCTACCATCTGATAGCGAGAAGCCACATAAATTTAATGTTGGTGGGGATGCCGAATACTCAAACCTAGAATGGGCAGAAATAATTGCAACTATCATGGGCAAAAATATTAAGTACAAGCTTGTAGATTCTTCAACAGTTAGACCAGGGTATGACTCTAGATATGGATTAAACAATTCTAAGCTTTTAGAATCTGGATGGGTTGCCCCATACAACCTAAATGAAGAATTACCGAATATTATTAAATGGTATATTGATAACCCAGGGGTGACAGAATAATGGCTCACCAAATGGAATCAATACCGTTAGTTCAGTTTTCTCCTTTTTGTCACGACATCGCCACCTTATATCCATCTTATGAAAAAATCCTAGACCCTAATAAAAAATTTGATTGGATGGATCCAGATAAAGAGTTAAACCTAAAACTATATAGATCCGACGAGTTCTCTAAGGATCATGGTAGTAAAAAGCATATACTTTTTTCTGGTTGTTCTGTAACTTATGGTACTGGACTTCTTTTAGAAGAAACCTGGACCCGTCAAATCTGGCAAACTCTGCAAGACACTTCTGGGTATTTTAATCTTGCCATGGAGGGCAATAACATTTCAAACATGGTTTTTGAAATAATAAAGTACTGCTCTATTTATGGAAATCCAAATACGATTGTGCTCAATCTGCCAGATCCATATAGATCTATGCAGCCAATGCCTGGAGGCAGTACTAACTTCATATTTGACAGGCCAAAATTTGACAATAAGAAGAATATGCCACTAGACAGTGAGACAGAATTGCTAAAGGCTAAGCTTGAGCTAGCAGTATTTCAGTCATATAAAGTACTAGAGCTTTATTGCAAAAGCCACAACATAGAGCTATATTCATTTAGCTGGGACATGAAGACCGAAGATCTATTCGGTAGCCCTGATTTCCCAACATTCTTTAAAATAGACCAGGGCTGGCTTGCTGCAACAATGGTAGAGTACCTAGAACTTAACCCAGACAAAGAAGAGTTTTCTATTTACGCAAGGGACCAGGCAAAGCATCCAGGTACCGCCTACCACTATGCTTATTTTAAGTTCATAAAGCAGATAATTAATAATGCTATCTAGCTAAAGTTATTTACAAGGCAAAATGCAAAATAAGATATAATTATAGTATCTTATCGGATAAGGAGATAAAATGGCAAAGACACAGTTTCCAATAGATGGAAAATTGGGGAAGCAATACAAGGTAACATCTGAATATGGATGGCGTATTCACCCAGTCGAAAAGACAAAGAAACACCACAATGGAGTAGACCTTTGGGGTGCAGCAGCAACTATCTACATTGAATCATTCCATGACGGAAAGGTTATTTTTGCTGGTCCATCTAGCAAGAAAAATCCAGATGGTTCAGTTGGTGGATTTGGCTACCATGTAATGGTACAGCACAAGATTGACGGAAAGTTTTATGTATCTGTTTATGCTCACATGCGTAAGGGATCTCTAAAGGTTAAGGTTGGTCAAAAGATTGAGGCTGGAACAGTTCTGGGCATCATGGATGCTACTGGAATGGTTACTGGAAAGCACCTACACTGGGAAATCTGTGTTGGAAAGAAGTATGTCTGGACTGGCAACGGCAAGGGCTACGTTGACCCAATGAAGTTTACCAAGGCACTTATCACTAAGGAAGCTGCTCTTGCAGAAGCAGCAGTTGCTACCCCAGAAGATGGATCAGTTGCCCCAGCACCTACTCACGATGAAGATCAGGCTGCAGCACTGGATGCACAGCGTCAAGCAGCTAAGGCAGCTCAGGCATAATGTCAAAAAAGAGAAGTCTTAAAAAAACAGTTAGTTGGCAAATTGTTCACCTTGGCTTTGTTGCCACAGTGATCTATTTGTTTACTGGTGAATGGGAATATGCTGGTATTGGTGCTTTGGGGTATATGGCATGGGAGTCAACAGCATATTACTTTCACGAACGGGCTTGGGAAAGATTCGGGAAAGCAGATAAATAATGGCAACATATGAATACGTCTGTCGTGAATGTGAAACAAAATTAACAGTCTCTAGAGGAATATCGGATGCAGATCCAGGATATTTATGTGAGACTTGCGGAAATAGGATGAATAAGGTATACTCTATAGGAGCCGTTACTTTTAACGGTAGCGGATTCTATAGTAAGGACAAGTAGTTGGTAGAGACAGCAGAGTGGGTACTTACTGCTAATGATCGATGCGATGCAAGAGATTGCGGAGCACAGGCATATGTGAAGGCCACAGGAGTAACTGGAGAGTTATGTTTCTGTGGCCATCACTATGAGCTGGTTGTTAACAATGCAGTGGGGTATGACAAAATGATGAAGTTTGCCTTTAGCATTATAGATGAAAGAGACCGCCTGGTCTCTAATAGACTTAAGGAAGATTAAATGTTTGAGTATTATGTAAAAGAAGTGACCAACGTAGTAGATGGTGACACCATTGACGTTGTAATTGATCTAGGGTTTGATATTAGTTTTACTTCACGCGTTCGTCTAGCTGGTATTGATACCCCAGAATCACGAACTACTGACAAGGTAGAGAAGGCTCTCGGTCTGGAGTCTAAGGAATATCTTAAGAAGGCTATTAAGGCTGCTAAGACTGTTGTGATTAAGACTGAGAAGATGGACTCATCTGAAAAGTATGGTCGCATTCTTGGCTGGGTATACCTAGATGGTTCTGGGAATTCACTTAATCACGAGATGATTGAAAAGGGATATGCCTGGGGATATCTTGGAGACACCAAGGTAAAAGACTTTGAGGCACTTGCAAAGGCAAGAGCAAAAGCCAGTAAATAAAATAGTATAATTATCCTATGGAATACTTTGTTGGTTCGATTTTAACCTTAGCTACAGTTTCTGTCTGTAATATTCTTTTATTTAAAAATAAAAAGAAAAGGGTTAATCTTGAGGTTCAGTTTAGGCAATCTCGACTTAACGAGCTTTTGAAGCCAATAAAGGCCATAGAAGATTTGGTTCGGGCAATAACAAAACCTCCATCTCCAACTCAGAGCAGGAACCACCAGGCGTCACAGCATGTCAGGGTAATCATGTCTGAGACAGAGGCATACTGGATTGCTAATAATACATTTTATGTTGCCGATGTGAAAGATAGTCTCATCGTTCAAGAAACAACAAGAGAGGTTGACACAATGTCGATGGATGATGTACAATTGAAAAAGATTATAGAAATCGTAGAAATGTTAGGAGATACAAATGATAGTAGTGGTCCAAGGGGCAAAGGGATTTGACGATTATTCGATATTCCTATCTGGAATGCGATCTGCCTTAATTAATCTACCAGATGATGACAAGCAGTTTACGGTTTTTAGTGCTGGCCCAGTAAATATTAATAACATGGCTATGGAGTTTATTAATGTTACAGAAAGAGGTCTGAAAGCAAGAGGAATTCGATCAAAGCTTGTTAAGATACCACCTAGCTGGATTGAACAGAATCATCACGATATCGATCTTTTGGCATATTACACCTTGCCAAAAGAGCCAATTCCTGGTATGATTACTAAGGTTGGCAACAAGGGCGTTAACGTCCAAGTCTATCGATTTTAAATACTGACCTAGAGGTATTTAATAGTTCCGTAGATATTCGGGACACAAATAAACAAAAAATATAAGGAGCAGAGACGATGAAAACTATTACGTCTCTAGAACAAATGGACAAGATTGTCCGATCAGAGAAGTCTTTGCGTTGGAATGGTTGGGATGTAGAACATACAGTTCCGAATCCAACAGCGTGGAGCAAGCCAAATGGCGTTTTTATCAGGGGCAGATGGTATGTTAAACAAGTTTTTCCTATCACTGAAACTGGTTGGGAGATCCCTGGTAAGTTTGTGAGGTAACTTATGAATATATCCAGAGATAAGTGGAAAGAAAACGCCAGCTGTCTTAAATTTGACACTAACTTATTTTTTGACGAGTATGAGGAAGACCCAGAGCTAAGACCAGACATTGATGAGATGTGTGCTGGATGTCCAGTTGCAAGACAATGTTTTGCTATTGGGGTATCACAGAAATCTTGGGGAGTCTGGGGTGGAATATACTTGGAAGATGGTGAAATATCTAAAGAGTTTAATAGACACAAGACTAAGGCTCAATGGGGCAAGACTTGGCAAAAACTAACAAATGATGGGTAAGGGATTGAATGTACACTGATGCGATGAGAAGAGCATTTCATTCTATTCCTGCACCCAAAAACTTTGGAGTAAGTCTAGAAGATAACGATACCTTTTTAACTATCAGGGCTAAGGAAGACATATTTATGAGGCTAAGCGGAGAAGAAAAAATCTCAGCAGTCGAATACATGATCAGAATTAAGAAAGCTTTGGAGGATAACGGGGCTATCGTATTGCTAGTTAGAGAGGGGGGTAGGGAACAATGATTAATTTAATAGATATTGTTTATATTATTCCAATTCTTTTGTGTATTGTTCTTGCCTATAGATATTTGGTAATAAAAAAAGAAAATAGAAAACTATTTGCCCTAACTCTACAGGCAGAGGCAGACAAAGATCTTCTGAGAGGCCAAATATTGCAGACAATTGAAGATAAGAAGCTCGTGGAGTCAGAAGAGTTCATGATGTTTCTAAATAAAAGTCGTGAGGATGCCTTTTCCTATATCGAAGACGTTCAAGCAGCTATTCTAAAATTTGATTCAGCTGTACTTGAGGCCCAGATACAGGGCACAAGCTCTAGCGAGGTATTATCAAGAATTCTGGATGCAAACAAAGAGCTACAAAAATTGTTACCAGAGAATATAAAAAACAATAACATTTAAGGAGAACCACAATGAATGAAAAACTAAAGGCAGCACTAGCATCATATGCGAGATCAGTTCTTGCAGCAGCTTCTGCACTATACCTAGCTGGAGTGACTGACCCAGTTGATCTAGCAAAGGCACTAATCGCAGGTCTTCTTCCAGTAGCACTACGTGCACTAAACAAGAAGGACCCAGCATTTGGTCTAGTCGAAAAGCTTGCACAGCCACATCTGGCTAAGCTTTCAGATGGTGAAGCAGTAATCTCTAAGGAATACGTAGAGAAGAACAAGGCTGCAATCGAAAAGCTAGTTAGCGAGGCACAGAAGGCTAAGAAGGCACAGGCAGCAAAGCCAGCAGCTAAACCAGCCGCCAAGCCAGCTGCAAAGAAGTCTGCTCCACCCAAGAAGTAGTATTTAGCATAAAAGAAAAGCCAGGCTAACCACCTGGCTTTTTCTTATGTTTAGTTTATTGACCAAAGTTTGAAGCAAATACATATTTTAAATCAGCCTTGTAAAAGCTATTCTGGCTAATAGCTTTGTGTCTGTTTTGAATTTCTTGATTGCTCATCTGATTAAAAAAGGTTACCATTGTTCTTCTATATCCACCACCAGTGACTGGATAAATTTTGTGTTCATAGCTATATCCTGCAGGGAAAAGAAATAACTGCCCAGCCTTTGGCTTAATCTTTACACCAAAATGAATAAACTCAAGCTCACCACCCTCATAGTCATCATTCGGGTAATAGACTAGAGATGTAGTTCTGGGGGTAGCAAAAGAGTCATCTGGGTGCATTCCAAAAAATTCTCCGTTAGGTTCATATCTAGTTATCCTAAGAGACTCACGGCTGTGTGGATCTAGATCCCAGTGCCACAAATAAGAATCTACGACTTCTTCTAGATTGTCCTGTACCTCTTGGTCGTGCCATATCCAGCATGTACGACTTTTCTTTCCAACTAGATCGTCTAGATAATCTTCCCGAATCCACTTCTTATTCCCAGGAGCTGGGTTATCTTCCCAGTATTGGTCTCCGTCTACCTTTTCAAACCACTCTAAAGAGTTTGGCCAGACATTGCTATAAATATGAACACCTGGAATTGGTGACTCATAGCTAAACTTATTTCCTTTACGGCTTTCCGTAACATTATTAGCATGATTTTGTAGTTTTTGGCTATCCATTAATCCATCCTTCTTAACAAAAAGTATAGCATAATTGGAATTTCCTTGGTATAATATATATGCCTGCCAAACGGGGGCAATTAACTCGCTTAATATAAGGAGATGATAACATGGTATACACACGTACACCACATGTAGGAAGAGACCTGCTTTTCCCATTCGGAAGCCTTGCTCAGGAATTTGAGAAGGTATTCGCAGAGCCAGTAAAGGCCACTTACCCACCATATAACATCAACAAAATCTCAGACGAACACTATGTTCTTGAGTTTGCTGTTGCTGGATTTAATCGTGGGGGCATTGATATCTCAGTAGAGAAGGATGTGCTAACAATCAAGGGTGAGCGTCAGGAGGACGAGGGGGCAAACTATATCCACAAGGGTATTGCAGCTCGCAAGTTTACTCGCTCATTTAATCTACCAGAGTATTTTGAGGTAGATCGTGCAAGTATGCTGGATGGCATTCTGTATATTGATCTATACAAGAATGTTCCAGAAGAAAAGAAGCCTAAGAAGATTGCTATCAAGTAATTTATTAGTCATGGACTCCTGGGTATGAGTATAAACTACCCTACTAATATATAAAGTTCTTTTTCTTTTTAAGCTGCTTTTTTATTTTTTTAAATCTATACCAAACAACCAACTTCTTTAGCATGACCAACCTCTTTTATCAAACTCTGCTTTAAATGACATTGCCCAGTATTCATTTACCAGAATTCCACCATGCCCATCTCTTCTAGAGATATCAAATTTATCCATTTTGCCATCTGGCCTTTTAGATTTTATAAACTCAAACAAGCCCTCCTGTGACAATGGGATATAGTTTTTAGACACCTTCGATATCTCATAGTTCTTATTTTCTTCATAATCCCAGGATGACCAAATCATTTTAGTACCTATAGCCTCACAATATTTTTCAAATAACTTCCAGCTAATAGCAAAATCTACAAATGATCTACGATGTTCTTGTTTTGTCAATACCTCTTCTTTAAAGTTTTCTGTTGGCATTTCAATGCCACCAGTTTGCCTCTTTTCGGGATCTGAATTATTTGGATATCTTTGAACATATAAAAACTTATTATTTTCGTTATCCCACTCAAAGAATCTGCCTATGTTTGGAAGCAAAATAAATAGATATGAGGGGACGCCATACTTTTCTACGTATACCATAAAGTTTGTAATCACTTTTTGCCATCCAAAACCAGCTCTTGCAATGCTATAAAAACCTAAGTCTTTGCCCAGCGTAGACAATAGGACTTTTGTCCATACCGTATCTATTGGAGCCCCCACCCCTTCGCTTTCTGAACAGCCAGCAAATAAGATGTGTGGGCCGTTGTGCTTATCAGTAAAATTATCACATCTAAAAAAGTCTTTATTGTACTCGTAAAGCACGTTGCCGTCGTCATAAGCTACCTCGATTGGCAACTTTGTATATACCCTGTCTGGCTCTGGCCCATTAGGATCACTTTTCAACCAAGTCCTATCGAAATCATTAAAAAATACATCATCTATCGATCCAGAAATGTTTTTAAATATTAACTCATTATCTTTCATTCGAAAATCTTTCTAAGGTATATGTCGTAGAATCCTAGCGGATGTAATGCTAGGGCATCCACAACCCAATTTTTATTTCTGTCTAAAAATTCATTTACTGTCTGAAATGTTCCATATGCAGTTTCTTCAATGATCCCGTCAAAAATAGTGTAGTCGTTTAAACCAATTATACCATTTACAGGAACCAGATCTTGAGCGGACTTCAGGATTTCTCTAGTAAGAATTCTATCGTTAGACAGGTCTATATATATAAAGTCATATTCAGATTTGAGATTCTTAATAATCTTATTAGCTTCACCTTTTAAAGTTTTAACTCGGGGATGCCATGAGAAAAGGTCCTTGACATAATCTTCGTGTGTTTCTGCAGTATACAGTAGTTCATGCTTCATACCGTCACAGCGACATTCACCAAATTTTCTCCAAGACCAGCACTTCAGATCTTGGTTGTACCAATCAATTAGGTCTGCGGAATAGGCCTCCGTCTCTTTAATAAACATATTGGCAGAATAGCCCCAAGCAACCCCTAGTTCTAAGTATCTAATTCCTTTTGGTAATTGCTTTGAGTAAGACTCTCTCGATGAAAAAATCTTAGCATGGTCAAGCTGTGCTTGAGCAATAGCTGGGCTATTCTCGACACTGTCTAAATTATCAAACTTTTCAAAGCTATCATAAGGCAACTCTGGCCTTGTCCATTTTGGCATATTCAATTTTAACATAAACAAAACGTTGATATAATAATAGTGTCCCTCATACAGGACTACGCTTAGGATGGATTAGTTACCTATTTTATGACCGTGGCCTTCGTGCTTGAATAGCCTGTATGGGGGATTTTTGGTATTTGTGGTATAATTTATGAATGGATCAATTACTAAAAGAGCTGCTGTCAGACACCGTAGCCCTAAGATTTAAAGCTCAGGGATACCACTGGAATGTCGAGGGCATTAACTTTCACCAGTTCCACGACCTATTCTCTGACATCTATGAAGAATACGAATCAGCAATTGATCCATTGGCTGAATGGCTACGCAAACTTGGGTTCATAGCCCCTAGTGATCTACTATCATTTTATAACAACACCAACGTGTCTGAGTCTGTATCAGGTACAGATGCTTTGTCAATGGTAATAGATTTAAAAGAATCTAACTATTTAATGATTAGTAAGTTTCAAAATGCTGTAGCCGAAGCTACAATGATGAAGCAACACGCACTAGCAAACTTTTTTGCAGAGCGTATGGATGCTCACCAAAAAATTGACTGGCAGCTAACGGCTACCGCTAAGTAAAGGAAAATATTATGCCATACCATGTAGGTAAAAAGGGTTCATACGGATGCGAAGGCTATCCTGCTCTAAAAGATGACGGAACTGTTATGGGCTGCCACAAGACTGCAAAAGAAGCAGCAGGTCAAATTTACGCTATCAATCGTAGCGAAGGGAATCTTGGCAAGGCTATGGTCTCCATCGGAGATTTTGTAATCGCTTCCTGCCAAGATGAAATTCACATTGGTCGTGTAGAACACGTAATGGCCGAGGGATCTGTCGGTATTGAAGGGTCAGAGTATTACATGGAAGCTACTGCAGAAAATCCAGCGGTAGTAGTTAGAACTCTAGAGTTTGACTCTGAGGGTCAATACTGGGAAGAGACTAGCTATCTAATTAATGTTGCTGCTAGTGAAACTGTAGCAATTAGCCCACTACCAATGGAGGTAGAGATGGTTCAGAAGGATCTCGGATGCTGTCCAGAAGAGTCCATTGAGAAACAGGCTCCATGTTGGGATGGATATGTTCAGCGTGGCATGAAGCCAAAGGATGGCAAAATGGTTCCTAACTGTGTTCCTGCAGCAAAAGCAGATGATCTGTTTGAAGACTCCGATGATGTAGAGTATGAAACTGACTCTATGATTAAAGCTGATGGATATTCTCCCCCAGCAGGTGCACGTGCAGCAGCACGTAGAGCAATTAAGTTTAAAGAAGATGGAAAAGCAAATGGTGCTGGAACAGCTGTAGGCTGGACTCGTGCAGGACAACTTGCAAGAGGTGAAACCCTATCTCTTAGCACTGTTAAGCGTATGTATTCTTACTTCTCACGACACGAGGTAGACAAGAAGGGCAAGGACTGGGGAAACCAGGCTAACCCATCTAATGGATACATTATGTGGCTTGCATGGGGTGGAGACGCAGGATTCTCTTGGTCACGCTCTATTGTAAACCGTGAGGCAGACAAATCATTGTTTGCTGATTTCGGTAAGGATTACACAAAGTCTAAAACTGAGACATACTCAGTATCACAAGATTAAGTCTGTAAATCCTAGATCGTTTTGTCTTTTTGCAAAGGCCTCTTTAGCCTTTTCGTATTCATCTAAAATTGCTGGTAGCATAGAGTATTTCTCTACAGCATCTCTTATTATGTAATACTCTTCTGGCTTTTCTATTGGTAACCCATTAGACGCCCCAGACGTAAACGCAATGTCGCTTTGAGCATGCTTAGTTGTATTTTCTATAAAAGTTTTTACAAATTCACTATCTATATATCTGTAGTTGTCTGATTTCTCAGAAACACTGTATAGTGTAGACAAAACTTCTGGAGTTTGTTTCGTTAGCTGCTCGAATGTATATGGAATAATTCTATCAATAGCTAGCATTGCCCCATAAGTATATCCACTCCACATTCGACATTCCTGGTATAAAGATTCTTTTAGGTGCTCTTCTTTTTTGTCATGTAGAAAGTTTACATTTGCATCTATAATTTCTTGTTTACCAGCGATTGTCCTTGGGCTAAAGCCATAAGTGCTTTTTAAAATTTGAGACGAGATGACGTCAACAGGGTTTCTCAGAATTGTTGTCATTGTTACATCTGGGATATTGCTACGAAATAGCAGTGGCTCATGAGCATTGATTATCCAGTTGTCTGTTTGATGCCATTCACCAGATAGCATGGGATTCTGATAATCCCTAATGTCGTGAGAATACATCGATCTTGCTAGAAAAAATAAGAAATTGCTACCACTTCTAGGCAAAGAGTTTATAATTATTTTGTACATTGAATGATTATATCAGGTTAGGCAACTAAGCGTTCCCTCAAGTATGTGCGTTCTTTATGGCAGTTAGAACAAACAACATCACACTTTCTTACTTCTTTCCAGGCCGCATCTCTACCAAACTTTTTTAGTACACGATAGACTATGTCTACCTTCTTTACCCCTGGGCGGTGATCAAACTCAAGGATATAGTGGGGGTACTTAACCTTGCAGTCATGGCAGCCCATCTTTTCCTTATACGCTTGAAATTCAAGAAAGCTTGTCATCTATTAAATTATAACATTATTAGATGTATAATTAGTGTATGGATTTGAACATTGAAACCGTAGATGATATTGAGATAAGGTCTCGACAGCTGTTGCAAAAGATTGATGACGTAACAGCAGACCTCTATAGCCTAGGTGGCCTAGAAGAGCGAATATCGTTTATGACTAAATTTCAAGAGCTTATTACAGAAAAAGATCTGGCTGGGGATCAGGTAGCGATAGATGTTTTAAATTGGGCCTGGCAAAGACTTGCAGAAGCAGACTAACTCTGCTACAATAGCTTTTTGGCCCCATCGTTTAATGGTTAGGACACCAGGTTTTCATCCTGGCAATCGGAGTTCGATTCTCCGTGGGGTCACGCATATCGCCAAAGTGTTACGGTAGCACATCAGTCTCCAAAACTGAGGGACAAGGTTCAATTCCTTGTGGCGGTGCAGACCAACATAGCTCAACGGAAGAGCACTTGTCTACGAAGCAAGTTGTTGAAGGTTCGAATCCTTCTGTTGGTACCAAGGAAGTACGCTGGAGTTGGAGAGCCAGGGCAGACTGTAAATCTGTTGCTTATGCTTAGTGGGTTCGAATCCCTCTACTTTCACTGCAGAGTTACTTTGTTACACAATCGTAATACAAATAAAAATAATCTATTAAACAAAACTGTATAATAGATCTACAACTATAAAGGAGATAATATGACAACGGTTTATACTAAGCCAGCATGCGTTCAATGTGAACAGACAAAGAAACTATTGGACAAAAACGGGGTGAAGTATACACTTGTCGATATTACCCAGGACCAGCAAGCATTCGAAAAGGTGGTTGCTATGGGATTTGCGTCTGCACCAGTGGTTATTTCTGGTGACCAGAGCTGGGCAGGGTTCCAGCCAGATAAAATTAATTCGATTGCTGCTTGACAACCCCTCTCACCTTTAGTATAATATTTATACAAACGGTATGAGAGGAAATAAAATGCACGACCACGAACACGAATCTGTTCTTGACACAATTGTAGAAGTAACCTTTGGCCTAGAGCACATGGTTTCAGAGTTTTTCTGGAATGCAGTATTTTTAATTGTTGGCTACGCAGTATCTAAAGCAATCGCTTTGCGTAAGATCCACAAATATATCGATGATAAGCACGGTGTAACTCACCAGAAGGATGAATACTAAAATGAGTATTAAGCCACTAGAAGATAAGGTAGTCTTAGAGCTACCTCAAAAAGAAGAAAAGAAGACCGAGTTTGGACTTATCATTGCAGGAGCAGCTGATGAGAAGCCACAGGAAGCCACTGTAGTAGCTGTTGGTCCTGGAGCAACTTTTGCAGATGGTAGCAAGATGGAGATCGATCTAAAGGCTGGAGACAGAGTTATCTTTTCAAAGTATCAGGGAACAGAGATTACTCACGAGGGCAAAGAATATCTTATCATTGCATACCGTGACATCTTTGCAGTGATTGGTTAATAAGATGGGTAGAATTCCAGACATTAATTATTTTGACGAATACCAGGCTGGATATGAAGCAGCACTTCACGCTATCCATGATGAATTCGAGCAGGAATATTACAAGGTTGCATCAGAAGATCCCTATTACGCATACTATATTAAGCATGTTCTTAATGTAATTCGTAAAAAGATTAACCCACTCATTGATATTGATGAGTAGGCACAAGTTTGCTACAGATTGGACACATCTGTGGGGTATGCTTAGATATCCTATTCCAGTTTATAGACATTGGTTTTTAAATAACTGGAACTACTTTACAAAACCAAAGCTACGTGCTAAAATTAAAAACTTAAGGAGCAGGAATGATCTACGATAACTCACAAGACCGTGAACGAATCATTCGTATTCTACAAAACCATGGACTTCTATGTAAGTCTGAAGAAGAAGTATGTAACCTATCAGCTAAAAACCTTGGCTGTAACTGCGGAGACATCATGAGAGAAATCAGGGAGCAGTAAATGACAGAGCCAATTGAAGGCCAGCTAAAAGGTATTGGACTTCGTCTAGACCCACAAGAGATACTAATCGCACCGCATGAAGAAGGTGGTCTCTCGTGGGGCTATACGATAATTGATAAGACCCAGATTCCTACAATGTATATTGGTGGAGAGTGGAAGAATGTCGTCCCAGAGGGTGTCTGGCTGCAAATGCTAGACAACTGGGATGCCATTAAGAAGACTGCCAGAGAGGTTTTGGCAGAATACCCAGAGTATCTAAAATATCCAGAATTGAAGGCATTACTTGATGACTAGTATTAAAGTTTTAGACGAGGGCTATGTTCGTCTTGTAGATACATTGGGAGACGATCTTTCAGTAGTAAACGCTGCGAGAGTATCTTACGACAAAGAGTCTGGAGAGTTTGAACCAAGAGATGAAAAGCTTATTAACTTCCTTGTCCGTGAAGGACATACTAGCCCTTTCCGCCATGCAGCACTCACCTTTGAAGTCTATGCACCTTTATTTGTCGCAAGACAATGGTGGAAGTATGCAGTAGCATCTTCACATGTAGATGATCAGAATGGTTGGAATGAGTCTAGCCGTAGGTACATTACAGAAGATGAGAAGTTTTATGTTCCTGGTCCAGATAAATGGCGTAGCAAGCCTGAGAATAGTAAACAGGGTAGTGGAGAACCTATCAATGAAAACCTTGGTCAGTTTTATTTCAAGAAACTAATTGAGACTATTGCTAGTGGCACAAGCCTATATCACCAAGC